GCCAAGTTCCAGGAAGTAGGGGCGGAACGTGTCGAGTACGAGGTGGGCGTTCTTTCTCTCTAGGATAAGAACCCCATCATCGCCGTCATTCACATAGCCATACCCGACGTTGAGGGTGTTCATGTGGGACCATGTCATGGCACACATCAAGGTGATGTTGCCAAGCGAGGTATCAGGGCTGCCGCTCATTCGCAGTCCGTTGAGGGTGAGACGGATCGTCTCATCCCCTGCGGAGGCGTAGCAGGTGTTCTCCTGACGCCAACTGTTGAGCAGCTGCAGTTCAGCACGATCAGTGGATATCGCGTGCTGTATGCTATGCTCCCAATCAATGGCGCACCTCGAGACGTGCTGGTCGAAGCGGGAGGCGTCAGTACAGATAGCAACTGGGTCGTTGAATGACTCCCAGATCTCTCGTAATCTTTGCCCCCTCTCGTCTACATTAAGGCCCTTCATGACCGTTGGACCCCCGAAGATACTATCAATCCCACAATAGATCTTCTTCTCCATCGGTTTCAGGTGTCTCCCTAGCGCTATATTGAAGCGTGTTGAAGCAGGAGAAATTACCCGCGGGCAACCGTCGGGTTTCTTCGTCAAGTTCTCCTTGTCGGCCTTGATGAACATGTTTATAACACTGTCAGACTGCGTTATCGGTTTGACAGCCAGGGAGTCTAGTGCACGGCGGTATATAGGACGCTTGCCTGGTGCGACCTGGTCGACGAAATAATCCGTGGTCCAGGGCGACACCCGCCCAACCTTGTGCAAAAGCTTCTTCCTGAAGTTCTTTAGCCTATCTTTCAACACTCCGCGGAGCGGCTTGGGTGGGTTCACTCTAACTCCACCTTCACCCTCTACGGTAAGCACCCGTTCTACGAGCGCTCGCTCCAAGTTGCGCATGGAGTTCGTGTGGGTTGCCCATGTTGAGGACAGACCAGCGGGATGCATGTTAGCAATCTTCCGCGGCCTGTTCTTCGTGTACCCCGTGGACTTCAAGCGCACAACCTTGTGGCCAACCTCTGATACCAACTGAGCGACTTGCTCTACGGTGGTATGTAGTTGGACCTCAACGCTATCCATCTTAACGGGGCACCACTAGGCGAGCGTTTTATGGGGCGGCCCGAGAATTCCAAGCCACTCCATCACACCCGCC